GCAACTCGTGAACGGCACAGCGCCGGTGTCTAAAGTTCCCGCGCCGCCCGGAAGATCCGCCGAGTATCCGCACCGGTGCAGCGCCGAATATTTCCCCTTCGCACCTCCCGTGAGTGCGTCTTGCCTTTGCGCCACCGTCGCCGGAAACATCCACGGACACCGCCGCTCGATCCGCACCTCCGGCAAGATCACGCGCGACATGTTGAGCCGGTTCGTGACGCTCAAGCGAAATGCCGATTCCGTGATCTCCTCCGCTGGATTCGCGACGCCCTGAAAGACCACTCGCACTTCGGACGCTTCCAAGTCAGCCGCAAGATCGTAAAATACGAATCGCACCGTAACTTGCGCGCCCTTGAATCCCGTCGCCCGCTCGATCTGCGAATACCGCGAATCAGCGTTCGCCAGCGTGACCGCAATCTTCTGCGCCCCGTCCAGTCCGTCTTCCGACGACGCCTGCAGCGCGAATAGATTGTGCTGCAGCAGCCGTCCCGAGTAAGCCGCCCCGTTCACCGTGACCTCGTGCGTGCTCCACCGCTCCACCGCGCCCGAACTCCACACGCAGTCGAAAAGGAATAACGGAGTCGGTGGCGTTTCCTGCTCTTTCAATTGATCGATGGTCGGCATCCGTCCTAGGTCTCCCTGCTCTCAATCCGGATCACCGCGTCGTACACATCCGTGCTCTGCGCCGTAACCGTCAGTTCATCGGAGGCAAGCCGCGCATTCGAATACACCCCCGCTCGCGCGCCCGTTCGCTTGTAGGGCGAAGCCGCCAGCTGTGCTTCCAGCTGCGTTCCAAATAAATCGGCGACAGCTCCGGCCGCCAGCTCCACACCGCACGCCACGGTGTCCGCTGCGGGACTGGCATGCGCGGACAACGTGAGTCTTCTCCACGCGGCCCCCAGTCCAAACGTTTGAAGCGTACTGCCCACGCGCAAAGATACCGATGAACCAGCCCCGCTGCGCGCCCACACACTGAAGCAGTATTGAAAATCCGCCGGTGCAGCCAGCGTTTGCGTCACGCTCCCCAACATTTGCGCCGTATTGGTTACGCGCATCGCCCGGGTGGTTCCTAACGGATCCGAGATGCCCGTCGCCAAGATCAACAGCGCGTCTTTCGCCCACACCGTGTCCGTCAGATCCTCACTCCAAGCCAGCAAATTCCCCGCCGGATCCAGAAACGTGAACGCCTTCCATCCACCCGCCGTTTGATCGAACAGCGCCTCAATCGCATCCCACTCGTTTCGAGTAAGCCCACGCATCCGCATTTCCCACGCCACGCGCGCCGCATCCGGATCTGCGAACACATCCGTTTCCCCATCCCAGAGCGCATTCACAATCGTCCGCTGAATGCGCCCTTTCATCAGCGGATAGAGCGCTGCGGCACCGGTCGAGATTTGCGGAAACACCAGCATCTAACTCTTGTTCTCCTTGATCCTCACCACCACGCGCCCACCACTCGCGCCCAAGTATTCGAGCGCAATCTCGTCCTGCTCGAAGCTGCAATTGGCGTAAACAATGCCGTCGAACGGATCGGTGAAAGAGAACGTGCCTGCTCGTCCGCCTTGTGTAGCCAGGAACTCACCCATCTCATGCAGTTCCGCGTCGTCCAATAAATCCAGCCGCAGCGTCCATCGCTTCAACACCGTTGCATGGCCCGGGAACCGCTGCTCCGTTCCATCCACGAAACGAAAGCGTAGCGTGGAAAATCGCCGCGTTCTGTCCGATGGATATTGCGCCACGGCGCCCGTTTTCAGTGCAGGAAATTGCGCCAAGCTAGACCTCCCGGATCACGTCGTTCAGCACCGTGGTCTCAAGCATTGCCTGCCTCACCGCGCGCGCGATGTCGTGACTATGGTCGAGAAAAGACCGGCTATCCATCGCCTGCACCTGCACCGTAATCTGCGCTGGAGCCGCATTCACGGGCCGCGGCGCGCCGCCCTGCCCGAAATCGACCGCAAAAGGAGTACCGCCGGCCTCCGCGCTGATACCCGCGTTCAACCGCACCGGAGCCGGCCGTAAGAAAGGTACCAAAGCCGGCGGCGCGCTAGACTCCCCTCCGCCGCCGAAAGCGCTGAGCAATCCGCTGATCAGCGACGAGAATCCAAACCCACCCCCCAGAAAACTTCCGATCGTGCCCAATGCGGAGCTGCCGCTCCCAGTGGCGAAGCTTCGCAGATTGGAAGTCTGCTGTCCCAGCGCTTCGCTGATCGCGCGCAGCCTTTGCAGTTGCTCGGACATGCTAGTCGTCATCCTGCGCCTCTCTCCACTCTTTTTCCAATGTCAGGTACGCATCCGCATCGCGCGCCGCCAAAGTCAATAGATCCCCACTCCCTGCCAGCTTCCACATGAGAAATCGTTCCATCCATTCCAAACTCTGCGGCTGGATCGCCGACGTCGGGCACTCGTCCAGGGACGTCCGTCCCCGCGCCCACACAATTCGCCGCGGCCCCCGTTCTGCTTCCGGAAGCCACCCGCACCGCCGCGTCGCTTCCAGTCCCTGCCGTCTGCACTGCTCGCACTTCCACCCGGCAGGCGCAGTGCCTCGCTGGCCCTTTTGAATAAAATGGAATGCGACAATCAGTTTTTTCGTTCGGTCTCGCTCAACCCCCACTCGGCCTTCACGCGAGTCAGCGCCTCAGCGGCCAGTTCCATCGGCCCGCGTTCGATCACCAGCGCCGGACTAGCTTCCTCGCCGTCGATCGTCAACCCCTCCACCGCCACCAGGCCCCATTCCAGATATGCGCGATCGATCTCGCCCGCGATCACCGCGGCCTCCAGCTTCTCCCGCGCATCGTTTCCTGCCTCTAGAAACTCAGCTTTTCGTCCGATGTCCCGCATCTTCCTCGCCAGCTCGATCCGCCGCCCCAACGAAATGCGAGCCACCGCGAACCGCGCTCCCGCCACTGCCGCCGAGTCGAACCACGCGGCGCTCTCGTAGCTCACACCCGTTCCGCCGTCCGTGCCTTTAGCCAAAGGCGATATACAACTCGTCATTCACCGTCCCCTGTGCCCGGCCGCTCTGAAACCGCCATTGCAGCCTTGTCTCCCCATCGTCGAATTCCGGAACTTCCGGCACCATCGCCGGCATGTATGCCCCCAGCAGTTGCGTGCTTTGTTGCCCCAACTGCAGCATCACTCCGATCGCCGAGCGTTGCCTCGCCGCCTGGTACAACCCTTGCGTCGCCGCATCGTCCTCCTCGAATACGCTGAAATTCAGCTTCACGGACCGCACCCCCGCCGTGATGCACTGCGCCACATCGCTCCCGAACTCTCTCACCCGCGGCTCAATATTGTTCTCCATAACCAACTGCGCTTCCGTCAACGTCAGGAACTGCGTCGCAGTCGTCCCCATCCACACCTGCCCCAGATGCCCCGGAACAACGGTGTAGTCGAACCCCGTGATCAGCGGTTCCGCCGGAAACGCCGTCAGCGCTCCCAGGCCGCTCGAAAAGCTGGTGCTATCCAGCAGATCGCGCGCCGGCCCCTCGAAGCCGAATTCGTGAAAATCCCCGTTCACGGTGATCCGCATCCGGTCCACCGCCGCGCCATGCAGGATCCGCTGCACTGCTGTGACTGGATCCCAGTAGTCGAAAATGCTGACGCTCCCTAAATCGTGCGCCAGCGGGTAAGTGATCGTAGGGCCCATCACCGCGCCAACTGCCAGGCTTAGCGTGAAGGGCGCGTTCACAAACACCGTCACCGCATCCAGCACACCCGCGACGAACCGCAGGTCGCCGCCGCTAGTCACTCCCTGTCCCGGAACCAATCCATGCGCGGCAGAGAACGTAACGCTAGTCACTCCGTCGGTCGCCGCCACCGTTCCCCCGGCAAACCAAATCGGCGAGCCGCCCATCCCCGCCTGAAACAGCGGCCCATGCGTGGGAGCAACCAGCGGATCGTTCCACGCCATCATGAAGGTACTCAGCTCATACGCGGTCTTCTTACGGATCGCATTGGGCAAACCCACGAACGTCCGCCCGCCCGTCTTATCGCGCCGGCTCGTAGTCTCCGGCGTCTGCCGTGCCCCCAGCTTCACCGCCGGAATCCGGTTCTGCTCCGTGACCGCCACTACTTGTCCATACACGGACTCCAGCCCCACATAGATCCGGTTATCATTCGACGATATGTAACATGACATGAATGAAATTCCTTCAATCCCCGCTAACTCGACAAATCCACCTCAAAACTCACCCGCGCGATCTGCAAGAAGTTCTTCCCCCCCTGCTGCATCGCGTCGAACTTCACGTCATATCCGCCCGTGAAATACATCCCCTCGCCCCACGATCCCCGGTTCGCGTCCAGCACCTGCGTCACCGCGTCCACATACAGCCGCACCTTCTCCTCTAACCCCTCGATCCGGTCCTGCGACACCCGCACCTCCGCCACCGTCCGCACCTTCCCGGAAAATCTTCGGAACTTCTCGGTCAGCAGATTCTGCACGCGGTCTACGTATACGTGCACCACCGGATACTTCACCGCCGTACTCCGTTCGGCCAACGCAACAGGCGCATTCTGCTGGATCACGCTCTCCGCGGGAATCGCCGCCAACTCCACCCCCGCGTCCTCCGCGATCTGCGCCACCACCGGACCAAACCCTGTCTCCACGGATGTCAACAGACCAACCAGTCTGCGAGCCGCGATGCTGGCCGTCTGTGCCATCGCTATCCTCGCCTCAGCAACCGGCCGCCCGCCACGTACACGTCCGGCGATTGCCCGTTTCCAGGCGCACTCCCCGCCACTAACCCCGTTGGCGGAAGCAGGAACGTTGTTCCCACCGGAATCGGCGCGGAGTTCTGCAGCGCCAGCGCGTCATAGTGGAGACCCATGTACAAGTTCCATCCCGCCACCCCTGCGGCGGCGGTGATATCCACCGCCAACTCAGTGTTGTCCAGCGTCTGATAGGTAGTGGAATAGCTCGCGATTCCTTCCTCGCCATTCACTCCCACCCAGCTCACCCGCGCGTAATACGTGGTCGCTGGAGTAACGCCCGCCACCAGGCTGAAGCCCGGCAGCCCGGCACGTGGAATCGGCGCGGTCACCAGCCCAATCCCAAATCGCATGGACTGCTCCCGCGCTTCCCGCGTCAGCATCCGGTACTCCTCCCACTTCATTCGATACCGGTCGTTGAGCTGGTTGTGATACACGTCCCGATACACCACGCCCAGCGTGTGCAGCGCGTGCCATCGTTTCACTTGCGGCGTCACCACGACATCGGATACGCCCACCGCCCGCCGGCCGCCGCCCAACCCCGCCGGCCCTGGATCGTGCCCCAGTAGCATGTCCAGGACTTCCTGCGAGACTTCCTCCGTGGCCAATCCAAGCTTCGCGTCCAGATTGATTCCTTCCACGTGAGCCACGCTCAAAATCGAAGCTTCATACACCCGTAACTCTTCCGTCCCATTCGGATTGCCATCCGTCATCAGCGCCATAGAACTCCCGTTTTTTCGCGTATTTCTTGCCGCGGCGCGGCCCGAAACGGGCCGCGCGGTCCGCCGTCTCTAGCTGCTCACTCGTATCCCGTGATTATTCCGCAGCACGCCCACCCCATACAGCACGTCCACTGTGAACTGCTGCGCCAACGTATTCGGCTGGTAGCTCATCGTCACCCGCATCCCGAAATTCCCCAGCTCCGCGTACTCCGCAATTGCCCCGGTTCCCGGCAACGGCTGCGGCAATCTGCGCACCACCAGTCCGATCGCATTCTTGGCGAATCCCAAATTGTGGGAGGTCACCGTGGTGGTTCCCGTGTGCGACACGAACTGCGAGCGGAAGATATAGAAGTCCTTCATCTTGCCCACGGTTCCATCTACCAGCGCCCGTAATCCCGCCTCGCCCGCCGTCTGATATTCGCTAAAGCGTGGAATCTGCCGCAGCGTCGAATACGCCCCCGGGTCCACCACCAGATATTTCGAAGCGCTGGCAGGAACTTTGGAGTTGAACAATGCCGTCTCCGCCGCGTCCACCGTCGCCTCCGTCAATGCGCCCCCACCGGTACCCACCGGGGTGTTCGCATTGAACTGCGCATACAGCGCCAGTAGATCCGTTTCGATGCGCTCCGCCAGTGCAACCACCGCCGGTTGCATATACAGCTTCAATAGATCCGGCACCGCCAGAATCTTGGTTACGTCCGGCACTTGGAAGGTAGCCTCCGCGTGCGTGTTGAGGACGATCTGCGCGTTCCCCAAGTTCGGGTTCTGCGTCGTAACCGTCCCTCCCTCGGCGATGTTGTTCGCCACCAGCGTCGGCGGAATCGGCACGTTGATCGTGTCCCCCGCCTGCGCCACCCTCTGTTCGTAGTCGCGATTCACCAGGTTCCCCATCACCAGGTTCCCCATTAACGCCGGCAGCGCATCCGCCGCCACCAGTTTCACAATCGCGTTCGCTACATTTGCCGATGTAATTGCTGCCATGTATTCTCCTTGTTCCCGTTCACATTCCCCGCAGCGTCTGCGACGCGACCCTTGCGATCTCCTGCCGCACCCGCTCCATCTCCTCCGGGCTCATCCCCGGCCGGATCTTGTCTAAGTCCACGGGCGCTTCCGCCCGCCCGCGCTGTCCCACACCGGCGCCCGATCCGCCTCCCAAGCGCGCCGGCAGCAGCTCCGGATTCTCCGTGACGAACTGCGTCAGGTAATCCCGCAAAGCACCGCCACCCTTCGCCACCACCCGCCCGTCGTCGCTTCGTTCAAAGTCATCCCGGATCGCCCGGTACGCCAGATCCAATTTGGCGACCCCCAACTTCTGCAGCTCCGCTCGCACAGTCGAGCTCCGCTCCGCCTCTTCGGCCACCGCCCGGGCCTTCGAGTTTTCCGCCACCAACTCCTCAACGCGCCGCTCCAGCGTTTCCCGCCGCTTTGTCTCGTCGCCTATCTCTGCCAGCACCGCCAACACAACGTCGCGAATCTCTTTTTCCGTGTCCAAAACTGACCTCCGCGCTACCCCCGCTCAATCTCCCCTACAATCCGGTCCTTCACATCCTGCCGCGCATCCGCCAAGAACTTCAGCGCCAATTTCTTCCCAATCTCTTTCTTCAAAGTGAGCGACCCCACGTCCAGCGCCAACAACTCCTTCGCATCCGCCAGCTCATGCGAAAAATCCGCGATGTCAAACTCGTCCATCCCCGTAACGCCAATCTCCAGCCCGTCCTCGCGCGCCGCATTCACCGCTTTCAATACCCGCCGAACCTGCTCCTTCACCGCGTCTCCATAGGCCCGCAGTACTTCCTGCGTAATCGAAAAATCCAGTTGTTTGCTCAACCCCGACTGCGACCCGCCCCGATTCAGGGATCCACCCGCGTGGCCCAAATAGCACACGCGGTAAATTTCTTCTTGCAGCCGAGTCAGGTTATCCGCGGCAATCTGGTAAACCTTGCCCTCCGGCTCGGTCCACCCAAACTTGTCTTCCGGACCCAGCTGGATGTAGTAACTCTCCCCCACCATCTGGCTCCACTCGCGGTCGGAGTAGATTACCGGCATGGCGAACAGCCCCATGGTCAACGCCCACGACAGCGCATTCGATTTATTGAAGTGCTCAATCTGCAGCAATCCCGCGCGGTTCAACATCCACAACCCCTGCGGAATTCTCATCCCAAACAAGGGCACTTGC